ACGCCTCGACGGAGCTGTTTCCCCACGCCACGACGGAGCTGTTTCCCCACGCCACGACGGAGCTGTTTCCCCACGCCACGACGGAGCTGTTTCCCCACGCCACGACGGAGCTGTTTCCCCACGCCACGACGGAGCTGTTGTCCCGCGCCACGACGGAGCTGTTTCCCCACGCCTCGACGGAGCTGTTTCCCCACGCCTCGACGGAGCTGTTTCCCCACGCCTTCGAGACGTGAATCTTGGCCCCTTCCGACCTGATCTCGATTCGCGTATATGCTTCAAACTTGTCAGGCAAAGCGTCTAGCTCCGCCTGGGTCTTAATGACGATGACGTTCATGTATTCCTCACTTCTGCGCAATCTCGCGAGCGACAAGGCGCACGAGAAAATTCTTGGAGCTGTCCTCAAGGTCGCTGCCCATCAGATCCTCGAGAACCTGAATCGAATCATGCGACCCGCTGGCGGCTCTAAACTTGGGCATGGCAGCACTCTTCTTGCGACGTTTGCGGCGGGTATAGGTGGGCACCCCCCCCGTAACAGCCGACAAACAGAATCGCGAGCAAACTCACAACCTTTCTTCGTTCGGTGTCCTAGAGCGTTCAGTTCTTGTGCGATCTCGTCTTGCTTCATGCCCTTCTTTTTCATCGCGTAAGCGGCTTCAAAGGCCCCCATTGCGGCTTTCTTTTGTTCGGTCGTCATCTGGTCCCCTTTCCCCTGCGGCCACTCAGACCGCTTCTTGTTCAAGTTTGCAAAGATCCATCGGGCTATCGCCCTTCCATGTCTTCCCGTCGATGCGATGAGAGAAGGCGATTTCCTCGAAGTCGTTCCAAGGCGTCTTGTGAACGACCAGAACGGGCGTGAGCGAGTCCATGATGGCCACCACTCTCGCGGTCCACCCTCCCCGCGTTCTCCACACTTGGCCCACCTCAAAAATGCAGAACCTCTCCATAATCGACCTCAAGCTTGGTTCTGAGTTTGCTCTCTTCCCGCCGAAGTTCGATCAGACGAGCTTCGATGGCTTCTTTCTCTTCCTGGCCACAGTCGGCGTGATAGGCGGCGTTGAGGTGACGCGCTTGTCGTCCGATCTGGTCTAGCCGTTCTGCGATCTCTCCGATGGTCATTGGCGAACCGCCTTTTTCATGACTTCCACGGCTGAGGTCGGATCGCGCTTCTCAAGCAACGCGGAACATATAGCCTCATACTGCTGAAGGCTCAGGGCCTTGCTCGACTCAACTCCAAAGGCTCCAAGCAAAACGGCCTTCAGCTCCTCGTTGGTCCATTGGGCGTCCCTGGAGAGCGCGAACATTCGGCCAAGCTGCTTCTCCGTTACCGGCCCTGTTTGCTTGCTAGGAAATGTACGCTTCGAGGGCGAGTCCACGATGCGTTCACCCTCATCAAGCTCATCGGCGCAGAACTGAGTCCCATAGCCGACCAGCGCAAGAGCGCGACCAATTGCCCCGGTCTCTGACTTCTCGATGAAATCTCCAAAGCCCTTCACGTCTTCGACCTTGTGCGAAGTCGAGATGACTCTTCCGGCTTCGTCTCGAATGGTGGCCTTTGCCATCGCCCAATCTTTCTCCACCCGAAGGATTTCCGTCTCGATGCTCCAGTTAGGATGATCCTCGCGGAACCACACCACACGATACTTGACCTCAAGGTAGTCCTTCCCGCGAAGGGACAGGATGGGCAAAGATGTGCCCTTGGCCGTTTTCTGCGTCGTCATTTGTCCGCCTTGTTGATGTATTGGCGGACACCAAAAGAAGGAACCACCGTCACGCCAGGGACGCTCGCGCCAGTTTTAATGGTCTCCTCGATCTTCTCGCGATCAGGCTTCACTTTCGTTTCGATCATCTTGAAGTCGTCGGGCAAAGACGACTCGTCGATGGCGAGTGAGGGACGGCTGCGTACCATCTTGAACCTGGCATCAACTCCTTTCAGCTCATCCGTTCCCATCTCGTGCATGGCGAGTTTCAGCCGGTCTTTCATGCGCTCGCGAGCTTGGCGGCAGCCTTTGGCGATGCGATCAAACGCATCGGCTTTTTGCTTCCAGTAGCCTTCCTCAAGATCCAGCCGCTCAAGAACGGCAGCGTAAGAGTCGATTTTGGCGGGGATCTTTGCATCAAGAGCCAGAAGACCCGCTTCCATCTCCGGAGTAATCTCGCCACCCGACTCCACGAGGGCAGCCGTGATGTCTTTAAGCTGCGCGACCATCATCATCAGGTTTTCCATGTTTCTCCTCTTCCTCGCGCTCCAGCGCGTTCAGCATCGTTTCGATTTCGTCGGGGCTCATCGTGGATTGTTGGTAAATGGCCTCGTAAAGGTCCTTCTCGTCGTCTCTCATGCGATATCCGCCTCAAACTCGTGGGCGTTCTCATGCGCCCATTCGAGAGCCTGTTCGGTTACGGACACGATTTGAGACGGATTCAAGAGGTGCAGCATGGGGCGATCACCGTGGCCCAGAACTTCGAGGAGCTTCACGCCAACGACCTCAAACTGGCCCATGCGGTAGTCCAGCTCGACTTGAGCTTGCACCAAGGGCAGGAAGTCGAACTCAGGCAGCGTCACTTCGGTCGAGAACTTGCGAAACATGGTCAGTCTCCGGGCAATGAAAATCCTTCACGGTCAGTGATGACTGTGTGGACTTTGTTATTCAGTTCTGGGATCAGTGGTCTGAAGCTCTTAGCCCGCTTCCCCTACTCGTTGGCGCGAGTATTGGCCGGGCGTGATGTCCCGATCTAGGAGACTAAGGAGCTTCTCGGTTTCGGCCTGGCAAATGGACCGCGAATAGCGATTGCCAGCCAACTTTTCAGCTTTCGAGAGAGAGCATCCCAACTCTTCTAGGATCAGGAGAGCCGCCGCCGTTTTGCTTCCCGCTCGGGCGACGAACTCGTTCATCTTCTTTTTGCTCAGTTGCTTCATGCATAAAGAAGTACGGCAAGTTGTGCCGTATGGTCAACACAGAATGCGGCAAATTGTGCCGTATGCTTATGGCATGATGGGCGGTATTCTCGAAGTGTTGGAAAAGTCTCAGGAACTTCTCATAAAAAACCTTCGACGCTTAAAGTCGATTCACGAAGAGACGCTTGAAAAAGCCTCTGCGGGAATCGGTGTAAGTCTTCGGACCTATCAAAAGTACCTGGGCGGCAAAGTTTTCCCCTCGAAAGAAACCATCAGCCAGATAGCGAGGCACTACGGGATTGCAGAGGCTGACCTTTTCTTCGATGAAAGCACGCCGCCACCCGCTCCTCTCACCGTCTCCGACATGACCCCTGAGCAGCTTCTCGCCACAATCTCAAAGGCCACGCAGTCAGAGACGGCAGAAGAGGCCGAGTTACTGCGCCTTTTTCGCTCGGCGGACGCTCCCCTGAGAGTCGCCATCCTCGAAACTGTCCGGAACCTTGTGGCTCCCGACAACTCGAAGAGATGACCCACTCCCCTGCACCACTACCCTCTCTTGAGAATTGTCAATCTCAGCGGAAATTTTGATGAGTTCAGACGCGAGTAAACGCAACCTTGCCGACAGACTGAGCATGAAAACTGCCTTCTCGCCCATTAACTAAAGTTCTGTACTTCAATATAACTTATCAGAAAAAGGGATTCTGGCCGTTCGTTGGGCGAGTCGAGGCCCCTCCCCTACCCTGATCGCTCCTAGGGTAAGCGACATATCTCCAGGACCAAAGCCCAAAGGTTGAAGTGTCCCGCAACAGGACTGGCACAAAAAGGGCAGGGCTTTAGTCGGTAAGACAATCGTCCAAACGCAGGACCCCGTTAGTTTCGCTTATACGCGGACCTTGGGCCTGAAAGCGGACAAAAAATGTGAGGTCAACCATGCTTCGACTCATCTTTATCGCCCTTGTTCTTTCGCAAGTCGGCTGCGCACAGCTTCGACAGGCGACAAACCAAAACATCCTTGGTCCTCGCTCGTCAGCATCCACAAAAGACCGCCTCGAATCCCGCGAAGAGATGCATGACCGCATGGTGGGGCTGACCGAAGATCAGCTCATCATGGAAGTCGGAATGCCGACCGCTGTCGAAAATGTCTCCTCATTCAAGGTCTACATCTACGTTTCAGATCGGGGAGCTTCCATCAATGGCGGGGGCATTGGAACCCCTCTTTACGGCGGAACAACCATCGTCAACACCTCGACCAGCGTCCGCCGACACTTTCAGCAAAGCCGCTTTTATTTCTTGAACGGACGGGTGGTTAAATGGGATTACGGCCAGCAATGAAAGCCATCCTCGTTGCAATTGCTCTTGGCCTCACGGCCTGTGCCTTACCACAAAAGGACCTGGCGCCTGAGGCCATCCAAGATCTTCAAGGCCATAAGGTCTCGGACGTTTGTCCAGCCAGGGAAGGGCAGAGAAGGTGTGGCCTGATCTCGCTCCATATCCGACCGCCTAGAACCCCAGACCAAGGCACCAAGCTCGTCCAGAGGTTCAGCGCAAGATACCCGTGGTCCACGCTTTCAGAGATCCATGACTACTGCCAAAGGAATAAGCAAAAATGCGGCGTCATCATGGACCTGGAGATGATGTTCCTGGAGTCCCACAACCGAAACCTAGAACTCGCCATCGTCGAGATTCGCAAGGCCCCTGAAAAGATGCGGGGAACCGGCTATGTCGCCGTAGAAGAGGTCTCAGGGCTAGAATGACGGCCCATCGTCAAAGACGTGTTCCTCTTCCTCAAGTTCCCTTGCTTTTTTCATAGGCAATAGACGGCCATCAGGACCTCGTGGACGCCTTTTCTGAGAGATATGCACAAAGGGACGAACCCCGATGATCTTTTCCCGCACCTCGATAGCCTGAACCCACCAAGGACCCTTGAACACGTCCAGGATCGGCTTTGCGATGGCCTCCATCCGAGCCACCAGCGACCCATGACCAACACCCGCCATGTCGCAGATTTCAACCGCTCGCCGCCCCCGACTCTCCCGAACCAGACCGCCCAAATCCAAAAAGGCTTGGATTGCGCCCTCAACGGCCCCAGGAACGGTCATTACCCTCAGCCAGTCATCAGGCATGGCCGTCAAATCGACACGCTCTAAGCGCCTCTCCGCTCGTCTGACAGCGGCCTCCGCATCCTCCAAGTAGGTGATTGCGACCGCCGCCCAAAGCTGCTCCGCGTTCTCAACGTCCAGACCGATCCCATCCCCACGCCCACGAGACATCCCCTCCGTCACACAGACCTGAACCTGCCCGCGGTCCTTCACAGCCAATCCCCCCTTGAAAAAATTTCACCCTCAAGCAAATGATGAAATTACCTGTCACGGAGGACAAGAAATATGATGTTTAAATCCCGTAGTCGCGAGGAGTTGGAGCCATTAGTTGAAGCATACCTTAATGGCTACTACCTCCGGACTGGACTCAACCCAGACCCCGCAGAACTCGCCGAAAGAATCCGAGAACTCGCCGTCCAAAAGGAAGCCCAAGCCTTCCATGCCTCATTCGGAACCCTCGGACCCAATGACCTCCAACTCACGGCCAAGATCCTCGAAGAGATGCGCCAAAAGCCTGAAGAAGAGGTGGAAGTTCAACCTCCCCGCCAATCACTCGCCGTGGAACTGACCTCACATGAACTCGAATCGGGCAAAAAGCCCCGAAAACGACGGGCGCGGAATGATACAGGACCCCAAAGCTCCGTCACACAGGAATAAGGGTTTTTGTGGGCGACTACAGGCGCAAGCCCAACGCCTTCAAGCGCACCTCGCTCATGGCGATCTCAGACATCGAGCGCCTTGGGCTCAACCCCATCGAGATGCTGGCAGAGGTCTATAACCTTGCGCTGAAGGGCTACAAAGAGGGCAGAGGGATCTCGGAGAAGGCTGACAACGGGGCTGCATGGCTGGCCGTTGCTCGCCAGGCTGCCGACAACCTCGCGTCCTACAAGTACCCGAAGCTCGCAGCGATGGCGGTCAAAGACATGACCGACCCTGCGAACGAGGCGAAGCCGCTGACCACGGCGGAAGCTGTGAAGGTTCTGGAGCAAGACCCGTTCAAGACGGTCTCCGATGCCCAGGTGATCGATGGGATGCAGTCAAACATTCAAACGCCAATGCTTCCAGGAGGGAAGAAATGAGGCGCAAGAATCGCCAGCCACACGGCAAGTTTGAGTACCGATCATGTAAGTCAAAGAAGCGGTTCAAGTCTGAGTTCGATGCGGCCAAAGCCGGGTCAAGGCTTGGACTTCGAGAGTACGAGTGTCACATCTGCAAGGGGTGGCACCTCACGAGTCAGGTGGGGTAATGCAAAAATGGGCCAGAAACATCGTGTGCCATCCTAAAGACTTCCCGATGCTGGCATCTCGTTACCCAAACAGAATGGTTGAAATCTCCAGCTATTGCAAAGACGGGCAGTTTATTGTGCTACGCCCAGGCCAAAAGGGAGTCATCAGCGTGAGAATATCTGACTTCAGCGTATGGGTGCCGGGCGAATTTCCCTACTTTGTGAAGAGAGTTCGATGACCTACCAACCCCGTGAAGGGGAAGCCCTCATCGAGATCGACGACCAAGAGGCGGGAGTCATTGCGCTGGCTGAGTTTCTTCAGAAGCTCCACGGCAAGTGGCAGCCTCACCCAGGCCAGGTCAAGCTCGGCTGGGCACTGTTCTATGGCCTCTTCAAGGACATCTTTGCTTGTTGCGGTCGAAACTTCGGAAAGACCGAGTTCATCGCCTATGCCCTGTGGCGCTACGCTTTTGAGCGACCGGAGTCTGAGAACTATTGCTTCGGCCCCTTGGCAAAGCAGGTCAAAGAGATCCTGTGGGCCTCTCATCGCATCCAGAGCCTAGGACCCGAAGAGTACAAAGAGGGCGAGAACAACACTGAGATGCGAGTCACGTTCCATAACCGCTCTTTCATCAAGCTCGACGGCTCCGATAACTTCGACGCCTATCGAGGGATCAAGCCCAAGGGCCTCTCCGTTTACGACGAATACAAAGATATTCGGAAAGAGTTCGTAGACGCCTATGACCCTAACCGAGCAGCGTTCGACTCCCCGGCCATCTACATCGGCACCCCGCCTGAGTTTCATAATCACTTTGTTGATACGATGGAAAAGGCCAAGAAGTACCACGGCAAGACTTGGTACTATCTCCATGCTCCGTCTTCAGCAAACCCGCACATTTCGGCGAGGTGGCTTGCTCAGAAACGCCAAGAGCTGGTTGACGCTGGCGACGAGGAAAGCTGGCAGCGGGAGTATGAGGCTATCTATGTAAAGGGCGGTAAGCGCCACATCTTCCCGCAGTTCCTCAAGTACACCTGCCGACCCATCGACGAACTGATGCCAAAGGACTTGAACAAGTGGTGGCTCGTCACTCACTTTGACCCGGCCACAACCTCCGTCTTTGGCGTCCTCTTCTCCCTGTTCAATCCCTACACCCGAAAGCTGATCCTCGTTGACGAGGTTTACCAAGACCTCATGGCTGACATGACCACACGGCGAATCTGGGAGCAGGTAACGCCTATAATCGAAAGATGGCGAGTCCGAGGCGTTCGCAAGTTTGAATACGGATACGACGAGGCCGCAGCCTGGTTCATGAACGAGTCACAGGCCCTCATGACCGAGCTTAAGGAAAAGGGAGAGCCCGTCCCGCCTGATTGCTGGCTTCAGCCGACCAAGAAAAACGAGTTCGGGATCGAGACCGGCATCGGCATGGTCAGGGATATTTTCAACCACCGGCTCATTGAGGTCGCATCTCACCTTGAAAAATTCCGCTTCGAGATGGAAAACTATATCAAGGACGAGAAGGGCAAGATCCCGAAGAAGGATGACCACCAAGTCAATAACCTTCAATACACCCTTCAGCTCCTCGGCTACGACTTTGCGGAACAGAACCAGCCGAAGCCAAAAGACCCCGACATTTTACCCCGAGCCCACTCGATTGAAGAGGACTTTGGGGAGAGCTTCGGCCTCGAAGAGTTTGGATCAGACCTCTATCAAGGAATCTCATGAGTACATTCAAAGCGTTTCCGTCATCGTCCACGAAGGATTTCACGAAGCCTGAGGCTTCCAAGAAGGAAGTCACCGCCAAGCGCACGGCTGACCCCGAGAAGGCCATACAAGAGGCCCTTGGTCGCATGGTCTTGCTTCAGCGAATGAACGAGGACGACGTTTCCAACCCTCAGAAGGTCGAAGAGAAGGCCGAGGCGATCATGCCCCAGCTCGACGCCAGGGACAAAGAGGCCGTGCGAGCCTATATGCAAAAGCTATTGGAGGAAGGCGAATGAACTTTTTGAAATGGTTGTCGGGCGATGACTCGGCAAACGACCCCGGCAAGGGCTTTGAAAAGAAGATGGCTGATGAGGCCAAGCAAAAGAAGGCCCAGCAAGAAGCCGTTGGGCGAATCGTCTTTGAAACCTACTTCCCTGACCGCGATCCCGAGGGTCTGGAGATGGTGTCTGAGAATGAGATCGACACCCACCCCGAGATGACAGACAGCGAGAAGCGGGCTTTGCAGCTCTACATCGAGAAGGTCCGATCTGGAGAGGTGGACTAATGGAAATGGGCATCGCTATTGCCGCATTGATCCTCGCAATTCTGAGCCTTCTTTGCCTGATTCCACTGGCGGTGGTGTTCGTGGCGAAGCACTATTTCAGTGAGCACATCATCCAGCGAGTTCCGCTTGATGAGACCGTTGGGGGGCTGTCAGGGATGACGACGGCGCAAGCCGAGGGCCACGGAAGGCCCGATTTTGCTCCCCCCTTCGACCCGTTCAAAGAAGTCGGTGCTCCTTTGAGTGAGGACGAGCAAAAATACTTCGCCGAGATGGAACTCATGAAGAAGCCGAGAGTCAGCGCGGGATGAGCTACTACAAGCGTAAAAAACGCGCAATTCGTCAAGAGCCTATGGGTGGTCACTCCAAAGCCATCGTGACAATCTTCGACGACGGCTCAAAAGAGATTTATCACCCGCCCTCATCCGATGAGGACTCGGCCATGATGTCGTCAGATCCTTCGCCAGACGTTTATGACCAATGGCTCAAAGGGCTTTCCCAATCACCTCCTGAACCTCCCGAAGGCGAAACTCTGAACGAAGAGGAGCTTCGTCGCCTAAAGCTCTACCAGCTTTCAAAATAGCCACTCCCCTGCCGATCTAGGATTGATCGGCTTCATTTCCAAGGAAGGAAAACGCCGTGAGCATCCCTGTCACGTTTGAAGACCTCGACCAGCAAGGCCCCGTTGACGCCAAGAAGCCGTTCTTTGCCATCGACCTTAACAGCGAAGACGAGATCCTGGCTTGGCTTAAAGACAACCTGAGCCAGCTCCAGGCGAACTCGTGGACTCGCATGGAAAAGGTCAAATGGAACTACTACCGCTACAAGGGCCTTCAATACCTCGGTCAGGTATACGTTCCCCGCGATGTTCCCGAGACCCGTAAGCGGTATATGCCGCAGATGGTGATTCCCCTCATCAAAGACGCTGTTGATGAGAAGGTGGCCCGACTCCTCGAGAGCAAGCCCACCGTCACGGTGATCCCCAAGGACGATGAGGAGCGCGACAAGGTTGATGCGAAGATCGCCAAGCGGTTCTTGAGTCACATCGACTACCAAGAGAAGGTCCCGGCGAAGCTCAGAGATTGGCTCAAGAACGCCGAGATTTCCGGCGAGACCTTTTTGCTGCCCAGGTGGAACCCCGACAAGGGCGAGGTCGTCCCTGAGATGAAGATGGTTGAGCAAACCACCTTCGGCGGAAAGCCAAAGCGCGTCCTACACATGGGCGACATTGAGCTGGTTCAGTTCAATCCCCACTACTTCTTTTACGAGGAACACCCGTCCAAGAAGTTCGAGAACGCAAACTTCATTTTCCTTATCGAGTACGAGTACACCGAAGGGCTCAAGCGCGATTACCCGTCAAAGGCTGGGGACATCCACGAGGAGCCTGTCGGGACGGTTTACTTCGACTATGAGGCGATGGAAGAAAAGCCTCTTCAGGGATTCACACGCAAGGTCACGTTCTACCACAAAGCCATGAAGTACCTGCCCGAAGGATTTCAGGCGACCTTCGTCAATAACGCCATCTTGTCCCATGGACCTTTGCCCGAGGAATACCAAGACGGCCAGCTTCCTCCCGTTCGCCTCATCATGGGCAAGAACGAGGAAGAGATCCATGGCGAGAGCCCCATTGAAGCTGTTCGAGGCATGGCCGGTCAGGTCAACAACTACGAAAACCTCATCATCAAGCAGTTGTCGCTGACCGCTCACCCCAAGTGGATGGTTGAGGCTGATTCGGTGTCTGACCAGCAGCTCAACAACGATACCGGGATTGTGAAGATCAAGCGCGGTGCCGCAAAGCCCATCTTGGCACAGGCAAACCCCGTTTCGCCGCAGCTCATGGAGCACTCTCGCCAGCTCCAAGAGAAGTTCTATTCCTTCGCCAAATCGAACTCGGTTGTCCGAGGCGAGCCGCCTCCTGGTGTGACCGCTTTCGTGGCCCTGCAATACGTTTCTGAGGCCGAGAGCCGACGACTCTCAACCGAGGTCTCGCTATTTTCTGAGGCCGTGGTGAGCCTCTATCAGAAGATCCTGAAGGTCGCAGCCAAGCGTTACCGCCCCGGCGAAGTCAGAACCATGATGATCGCGGGCAAGGACAACCAGTTCAATCTCAAGAAGTACGACCCGGCGACTCTTCAGAAGAACTTCGCCGTGGTCCTTCAGAACTCGTCTGGCCTTCCCGACTCCAGGGCTGCCCGTATTCAGTCGCTCATTGAGACCGAGGAACGATGGCCGGGGCTTGTGCCTCGTGAGCAGGTGGCCGAGATGGTTGGCTTTGCTCAGTCCCCTGACAAGCTCTATGACCTGATCGGATCGGCTGCCCGATCTGCCGAGGCTGAGAACGAACACATCCTGGATGGCCTGGGTACGGTTGAGCCCGCCGAGTGGGAAATGCACATCGTTCATTGGAAAATCCACGTCTCGAAGATGCAAGAGCCTGGCTTTAAGCAGTTGGCGGCTCCCGAAGTCATCGCGGCGATGGAAGACCACCTTCGGGCGACCGAAATGCTCATGATGCAAGCGGCTGCACGTTCGCCGTCGTTCGCTCAGATGCTCGCCATCGAATGTCCTCAGTTCCCGATGATTATGGCAATGCCTCTGCCGCCTCCGCCGATGCCTATGGACCCGATGGCAGAGCCTCCGATGGCTGAAGGGGATGTCCCTCCTGTTGGGCCTGAGATCATGCCGCAGATGATGGACCAAACCATGAGCGGACAGCCGACCGATGTCCCTCCAATCCCTCCGCCTGAGGCCCCACAGCCCCTTTAAATGAGCTGAGAACAACTAAAACATAGCAAGGAGACCTTGAATGTCGGAAACCAATCCGAACACGCCTGTTGTTGATGATCTGACCACGACCGAGAGCAACGCCACCGGAGGCGATTCGCTCGACGATGCGGAGCTTGAGAACCTGTTCTTGAACCCTGAGCATCGCGCCCGCAGCAAAAAGCCCGAAAAGAAGGCTGAGAAGGAAGACACCGCGCCGAAGGCGAAAGACCTGGGGAATCCCAATGTCACGGACGATGAGAAGCCGCCCAAGGCGGAAGGAAAAGGCAGCGAGAAGCCTGGAAAAGAAAAAGACAAAGACGCTGCCGCCAAAGAGGAGCAAGCGGCAAAAGAAAAGCTGGCAGAACAGAAGGCCAAAAAAGCCTTCAAGGGCCGAGCTGGAGACAAAGAACTAGAACTGGACGAGGATGCCGAGTTCACCGTCAAGATCGACGGCCAGGATGTCACAGTCAAAGCGTCTGATCTTTTCGGAAACTACTCGGGAAAGGTCGCTTGGGACAAACGCTTCAACGAGCTGAACCTGCAAAAGCGGGCTCATTTGAGCGAGACGAACAAGCTCAACTCCGTGAAGGGTCAGATCCGCGAGATTTTCAGCGAGAAGGACCCCAACCTGCGTCTTTTCAAGATGGCGCAGCTATCTGGTGTCTCTCCGGTTGATTTCAGAAAGAATTTTTTCGATCAGATGATTCCTGAGGTTGAAAAATATATCGTCATGACTGATGATGAACGCAAGGCACGCGATCTGGAGTTTGAGAACTCGTTTCTCAAGTACCAAGCGGACGCCGCTCAGAAGTCTCTGACCGACCAGCAAGCCGTCCAGGAACTGGATAAGAAGGTCAAGACCCTCACCCGACAAGCTGGAATCACCACCGAGCAGTTTCACTCGACTCTTGAGGAACTTGTCTCGTCTACGGACGAGAAAACAAGGGCCACTCTGGAGAGAGAGGGAAAGTTCGCTCACGGTTATCCCACGCCCGAGTTCATCGTCGAAATCATTCAAAAAGAGTCCCTGTGGTCTGCTGCTGAAAGCGCCCTCGAAGGCGTAAAGACGGAGTGGAACCCGCAAGAGAAGAGTCAAAAACTCTTCCAGCTCGTTGAAGACGCCTTCCGTAACGGCATCAAGGCCGACGACATGGCGGAAGTGGTTTCGGAAATCTGGGGCAAAGCACGCGCCAAGCGGATCGTCGAGCGAGTCGAGCGCGAACGCCAAGAGCACTTTGAGGGCAAGAAACCCGTCAATCATGGCTCGTTCCAAGGTCACGGCGATGCCTGGTCTTTCGATCAACTTTAAATAGCCCTGAGTCAATGGATTGGCTCGTGGGCAGCTTCATGGAGGAAGCTCATGAGTCAATTCTCAATGTCGAACAGCGCAGCGCTGTTCAAAACCAAGTTCGGAAAGCTCTCGGAGAACGCCTACAACTCGGCGAACTATCTCCTGGGAACCTGCAAAAAAACCTACAACTTCGTCGGCGACGAAATGAAGGAAGCGACCCCCACGCAGTTCGCGGGTGGTGTCGGCTCCGGCTCGCTGCCCACGCCTAACCCTGCCTCGGCGGTGAAGGCCACCATCACCTCGAAAAAGGTCTATGCGACGACCCAGATCGAGCGTGAAGCCATCAAAGCGTCGATGACCTCGGAAGGTGCCTTCGTTCAGGGCCTGAAGTGGGTGGCGCAAAAGACGGTCGAGAGCTGGAACCGAAACGCCTCGCGGATCATGTTCTCGGACGGCACGGGCTCGCTCGGTCAGTTCTCGGGCAACGCCTCGGGAACTGCCACGAACCCCGTCATCACCGTGACGGCTGGAACCTGGGTGGAAGGATATTGGGAAGAGAACGACTATGTAAACGTCAACGTCCTGTCTTCGGTCTGGGAAGTGACGGCGGTCAATCCTTCGACGAAAGCCATCACCCTTGAGCGCATCAGTGGCTCGGATGACCTTACGACAATCGGCGCGGGAACCCACACGGTCTATATGCAGAACTCCCGCAACAACGACCCCATCGGTCTCAAAGGGATCTGCGATGCCGTGGTTGGTTCTGACTCGCTCTACGGGGTTCTCACGAACCGTCGCTGGTCGGCCACGAACATTCAGGCTGGCGGCCAGGGTATCTCGGAAGATGCTCTGAACGAGATCGTCATGCGTATCCAGTACAAGACCGGCAAGGCTCCGAAAGCTCTTGTTACCTCGTACACGCAGCTTCGCAAGATCAAGAACTTCCTCGAAGACCACAAAATCTATGAGGTTGAGCCCCGCTCGAACGACCTGAAGGGCAAGATTTCCTTCAAGGGCGTCTCGTATCTCTCGGATGCGGGTGAAATCGGGATCTTCGCGGATCGTATGTGCGACGACGACCGTCTGTACGCGGTGAACACGGACTTCATCGAAGGCCGCCACCGTCCGGACTTCGGCTGGTTCGACGATGATGGAACGGTGTTCCTGCGGCTCGCCGATGACGACGCCTACGGCGCTCGCTACGGCGGCTACTACCAGAACTACATCATCCCGTCCTTCCAGGGCGTCATCGACGGACTGGCGATCTAACCAACAAAACGAGAGCGGGTGTGGCTGTGAGGCTGCGCCCGCTTTTTTGTGAAGGAGAACTCTCATGAGTGGAGTTGGAGCATCTCGCCAGGTCGTTTGTCCGCAGCGAGAAATGCGGATTATGAGCGTGAAGGTGGATGGCACCGGCACGGCGGCCCTTTCGGGGACCTGCGCGAACAACATGACACTGACCGATAGCGGAACCGGCGACTACCTGCTGACTTTCAGAATCCCGTATGCGCGGGCTCCTGAGGTCATCGTGACGCCTGTGACCGATAACATCGTGGCAAAACTCGGAACGGTGGCCGTTGGATCTGTTCAGATCCTCACGGAAAACCTTTCGGGAAGCGCCACCGACGCGGATTTCCACGTCATCATCCTCGGCAGCGACACCGCCGACCAAAGCTAAGGGAGGTCCATCATGACTTTCACGATGGAAACCTCGGTTCAAACGTACTTCAGCGAATCGCCTCAATATCGTCCTCGGATGCTTTATTTTGGCGTCACCTCTGGTGCTCGCCAAGTGCAGACCTTGACATTCCCGGCGACCGCTGGCGCGACTCAGGGAGATTTTGTCCTCGTTTACAACGAAGCGGGGCAGACGGAAGCTCTCTGGCTTGACATCGACGGTGATGGGACTGCTCCCACGGCTGATGAGTATGTGAACGCGGACTTTCAGACGGTGGTCGCGATCTCGACTGGTGACACGGATGCTCAGGTTGCGGCTGCTGCTGAAGCGGCGAGCCAACTTCCTGACATCACGATTGTCGATAACACCGATGGAACGCTCACGGTCACGCAGGACGTGTATGGGCCTACCTCTGAAGCCATCCCTCTCGATGCGGACGGCTCTGGAGCAGGGTCGATCACGGTTGCGGAAGACGTGGCCGGTCTTTTGCCGGTCGTTGGCAACGGTTCTCCCGATGCCACCATTGAGCAAACGGCGGTCGGGACCTTCGTTGTGACCTTCGCTGAAAATTTCCAGCGAGCCCCTGAGGTTGGGGCCACAGTGAAGACTGATAACCGCGTGGCTCGGGTCACGGATTCGACGATTTTTGCAGTTACCATTGAGCTTCAGAACCTTTCTGGCGGCGCTGCCGCTGATGGGAACTTTGCTCTTATCGTTCTTGGCTCTGATGCCAAGGATGCAATCGCACAAATGTAATTCATGAAGCTGGGGCCTGTGGGCGGTTCTCCGCTCGTCCAACAGGCGCCCGTGGGTCCCGGTTTCGCCACCCGACGAAGATCCTCAAGGAATGAGGGGAGGGGTTTATGAGTAGCATCAAGGGTTTCCCAACGACTCAAAAAGTCGTGAGCGGCGTTCCCTCATTTCCGGCACAATATCCGACCGTGCAGCCCACAGACGCGGGCCTGAGAGCATTTCTCGATGCCCCTCGGTTCGCCTACAGGGTTGGATCTGACACGGTGCCTAGGACCGCTGGCGCTCTCACAGGCAATCCCACTGATGGCGGCCCTACCCAGGTGGTCGATACTTCCACCCCTGCCCGTGTTGGTGACTTCGTTCGCTTCGAGACTGGCAATGCGGCTTTCCTTGAAATCCCGATTGTTCAGGTTTCCACCAACGCCTTCCAACTCGCAGCCCGTATTCCTGATGCTTTGGCTCCTGCGGCTGGGAACACGTTCTACATTATGCGCTATGCCACCCAGCGCGTTGATGAAACCGGCTCACAGCAGGTCACAGTTGCTTCCGGACCCATCCAGTTCGTTCTCGATGGGAATGACACGGAAGTTGAAGAGGACACGGGCACGCCCGCAAACTCTGTCCCTCTTCCGGTCAAGGTTCTGAATTCTGGCGGCTCTCCGATCTCCCACCCGCCCTACACGCCGTTTGACCCAACCCTTCTCGATTACGGCTCTACGAGCGTTGATGACACGGCATGGGTCCAATTGATCGCTTCCACCTCTGAAGAGTGCGTTGCTCTCTCGCTCTTTGATGGCGGTGGCTTCCCGATGGTCATTGGCCTTGGAGCTGCTTCGAGCGAAGTCGACTTCCTTTATGTCCCGCCTGGTGGTTTTAACGGCGTTTTGCCAATCTCCATCCCTGCCGGAAGCCGGGTGTCGATCAAATGCCTTCAAGCATCGACGACCGTCAGTTCTGGGGTGTTCGTTCTCAATCTCATGGAGGATTAAGCCATGATTTTTCTTCGCTTCTTTCTCATTTTCTTGTTCCCGATCCTGGCTCATGCTGATGCCGTCATCTTTTCCGGGAACGACGTTAAGGCATTGAAGTTTAATCTTGATCTCTTCGGGAGATCGAAGGTCATGGGTCTCAATGTCGATCCAAGCTCAGGCGGAGGTGTGGCGGCACCCCTTGGGTCTATCGGGATGGACTATCTCACTGGTGAAGTCTACTTCAAGGACAGCGCGCCAGATAATGGGTGGGTCAACGTCACCGAAGCGATCACCGGAACTCCCAACACCTTCTCAGGTTACGGGTCGAATGGGGTTCTCGGACCGATTACGAACTGGAGCATCAACACAATCAACGGCGCTGTTGGTGTAGCAAACGCGACAACCTACACGGCCCCAGCCGACAGCGGCTTCGTTATCAATAAAATCCGCGAATGGGCTCTTTCAATCGTGCCTGATGTCTCGACAAACCAGCAACAGGTAGTCGGCACGCAGTTTGATATCCACGTAGACCGTGGAGAGCTTAACAACGATTTTGATGGAAGCGTGTCGGGGACCATAAATGTCGTCACCCATGAAGGTAGCGGCAACATGGGGAACGTGTATGGGTCGCAGATTCAGATGGGCATGGGCACATCTACGACCACGGGCACCGTAGACAATGCTTACGCTCTTGATATCAATTCCACGGTCGGGAACCTTCACACGACGAACAACCTCACATTGATGAATGTGAACTCGTCTGGACCTGGAGGAATTGGGAACTCGACCGCAATCAATATCAACGACCAGGCAGACGTTCAGACAAATAAATCTGGAATCATCTACACGAACTCAGGAGATGCACCGAACTTCAACGGCCTTATCGTCAACAACAACACCACCGCCAACGGTATTTCAACGCTCGTATCGCTGTCTTCATCTGGGACTGATACCGCGTTCAGTGGTGTGAACCTTCAGACCCAGAACGACACGACCGGGGACTACAACGGGTATGTCGTCAACCATACCGGCGATGTCTCAAATAACTCAAAGCTGCTCAATATCAACTCGACTGGTGATGTTGGCAACGACCAGGTGGGGGCTTTTGTAAGCCTCAGCGGGGACGCCGTTACTCGCCAAGTTTTTCAGGGGAACAACTCAGGTGATGTGACAGGTGGTTCTCTGAACCTTATCAGCCTGTTCAACTCAGGCAATGTGACGGCATCGACGCAATCTATCAACGGAATTAACCTGTCAAACCAGGGCGACGCTGATGGGATTTACCTCTTGAATGTAAACTCATCTGGTGATTCTGAAAACGTGGCTGGTCTTGGGGTCAGCATTTCCGGCACCCACTCGAACAGCCTGACCGGAGTCTCTATCAACGTCGATAGCGCCACCGTGACGCCTTCGTCGGGGAACCCATCTGGCCGCAAGACTGGTCTTTCAATCAATGGCGGCGTCATTAACTCGAACGCTGCCTTTACAACAGTCAGTTCTTTGCCTCAGCTTGTTGACTCTGGAAACGTCCTCTTCAACCAGTTCATCGTCAACTCTGGAGACCCGATCAGCGGGACAGATATCCTCGGGAATAATCTGTCCAGTGCCTTGGTTGCTGACGACGATCATAGTCCATCTGCTTTTGGGCTTGGGTGGGCGGCTGTTGGCCTTGTCGGCCAATTGAGTGTCGCCAGCGGCAAGACTGTGGACACAGGCTCTTTCATGCTAGCCGGTGGTTCGATTCCTTCGACTTCGACGGGCGGAACCATCACCGATTTCTCTTTGTATGATGCCCGTGGCTTGGCTCCAGCCGGTGGTACTCTGGTTATTGGGAATATGTACGGCTATCGGTACAACAATGTTCTCGGCTTTACTCCAACGAATGAGTGGGGCCTTCACATTTCTGGTGCGTCGGCTGAGAACTACATCGAGAAGTCGCTGGCAATCGGAACATCATCGCAGAAAGTCACCAACTCATCGGTGGGACTCGAGATCGGCGGGACGACAAAGGCATTTAGAAACTCAGTTCTAACGACGGCTCAACGTGATGCCCTTACACCGCTCGCTGGAATGCAGGTCTATAACAGCACGCTCAACGCCTTTCAGATCTATGATGGGTCGAGCTGGGTTACTCCTGGCGGTGTTACTTCTTTGGCTGCTGTTGGATCGTCACCAAACGCCAACGCTGGCACTATCTCAGGCACGACGCTCACGCTTCAACCAGCTGATGGGACGAACCCTGGAGTGATGACCGCCGGGACGCAGACTCTTGGCGGCGCCAAGACGTGGAACGGAAACCAGAACCTTGTCGGAGCCCTTGAGTTTGATTCTGTCCTTGGACCTGCGACGACAGGAGATAACGTCACGCTTGCTCTACCCACAAAGGTCGTCTCCATTCTTGGAGACTCTGCTCTTAATTCTGTGGCTGGCATCACGGGTCCAGGTAATGCTCGAATCGTCATCTTCGGCAACAAGACCGGGGATGCTGTCATCTGGCGCAACAACTCTGGATCTGCCTCGGTAGGCAATCGCCTGAACACTGGCGGCGCTGACTTTACTCAGTACGACGGCACCACGGTCACGTTCGTTTATGACACCGCTAACGCTGTCTGGATCTTAGACCGAGGCGGCATGGCGAACCCCATGACCACTGGTGGTGAGATCATCTACGGTGGTGCTTCTGGTCTCCCGACATCTCTACCCAACGGGTCAAGCGGCCAATATCTCAAGTCAAACGGTGGCACGAGCGCACCGTCCTGGCAGTCGTTCACGAATCCCACAGTCCAGCGTTTCACTTCTGGTTCTGGCACATACACGACGCCCGCAGGTGTTCGCTGGATTCGCGTCACCATGGTGGGCGGTGGTGGTGGTGGTGGTTCTTCTGGCACCGCGAGTTGGGGGACCACGGGAAGCGCGACAGACACGACCTTCGGTTCAAATACCGCTCGCGCAGGTAATGGAGGCGGACAGTCTGGTAACGCAGCTGGCGGGACCGTCACCATTGGGACGGCCACTTACACGATTGCCGCATCTACTGGCGCTTACGGGACTGGCGCTCAATACACCTCGACGGCTGAAGCCCAGAATTCCGGTGGAGTTGGCGGGTCGACCCCTCTCGGTGGCGGTGGTGGTGGTGGTGCCTATGGAAACGCTGGAGTATCCGCCGAACCAAACACAGGCGCAGGTGGTGGTGGTGGTGGCATCGCGGCGTTTGTCGGCGCGTATTCTGGAACTGGTGGTGGCGCGGGCGGTTATGCGCAAGTCATCATTAACAGCCCTGCTGCATCGTACAGCTACGGCGTAGGCTCTGGAGGCACCGGAGCATCTGCCGGAACGAACGGATTTGCCGGAGGAAACGGCGGATCTGGCGTCATCATCGTTGAGGAGTTCTACCAATGACCTTCACCGGCTTCAAAGACTGGATCATGCTGGGCCTACTAACCGTTGGTGTTTACTTCGTCGGGAACCTCGCCAGCGGTGTGAACGACCTCAACCTCAAGATGGCGGTTTTCACCGAGAAGGTCCTCATCCACGACCGACAGCTCGAGAAGCATGACAATCGAATCGAACGACTCGAACACAAACGATAAGGAGAACTCGCATGGAAGCGCCTGTTTTCGATATTGCCGCTCTGATCCTTCAACTTGCCGAGAAGTATCCCGCCGTCATCGCGGTGGTATCCGTCATCGGCATCCTTCGCGTGATCTTTAAGCCGATCATGTCGGTGATTGAGGCTTACATCGCCTACACACCCGATAAGGGCGACGATGCGAAGCTCGAAGAGGTGAAGTCCTCGAGGGCCTACAAGGCCGTGGCGTTTGTCCTCGACTGGTTCGCCTCGGTGAAGCTCCCGGTCAAAAAATGAGCGTCCTCACGACAATTATCTCGATCCTAAAGGCCATACCGACCTTAAAGGCGTGGTTTGACTGGTTCGTGGCTGAGTACACACGGCGCGAGATTGCGACCATGAAGGCAGAGATCCGCGCTGGCATCCGAAAGGCGATTGATGAGCAAGACCAAAGAGACCTTGAAAGGGCTATGGGCTCCACGAAGCCGGGGAAACCTTCTGGTCTTCCTGGTGCTGTCATTGTTGATGACCTCCCTGGTGTCGTGCCGGGTAACAAGACAAGAGGTTGAGGCGACTTTGTGGCTGAATAACTCGCCGATTCCGGCAGAGGTTTGCCGAAAAGAGCCCGACCTTTGGAAGTACGGATTTTATCGACGCTTGGACTCAGGAAAGTTCGAGTTCGTCTCGTTCTGCAAGCTCGAGGCTCGCAAGTGGATTGCGATCTATGAGGACGACATGAATCGCCTCTTGGACCGCTTGGCTGAAGGAAATGGAAAGGTGCAATAATGGACACAAAGAAAGCAATGAACGAGCTTTGGACGGCCCGGTGGTATCTCGATAACACGAACCCTATCACCAAAGAGCCGGTCAGAACCCATGTCAGCAACGCTCTTGCTGCTCTTGGCGATAAGCCCGCTGTCGTCGTGGACGAGTCAGAGCCTGACCGACCGTCGATTGTGATGCCTGATGATTTTGGTCTCACCAAGATCGAACAGCCTAACTTCGTTGAGGTGAAGGGCGCTCCCTTCGTCAATCGCGGATTTTACAAGACCAAGACCGGGATGTTCTCTGGCCTAGTCGTTCATTACACCGTCTCCAATCGCAAGTCTGCCAATGCCAAAGGTGTCCTTAACTGGCTCCACTACGGAGACGGAAAGTACAGCAATGGCGGCCTGATGTGCATGGTCATGGATGAAAACGGGGTAATTTATCTCCCCGAAGGGTTCGATCCACTTCGTCATTGGGGCCATCATGCCGGTGTGTCGAAGTGGGGTAATCTGTCGTCTGTATCCTCTCACTTTGCCGGTATGGAGATTTGCTGCTGGGGTAAAGACTCCAAGGTCGGTCCTTTCCGCGAAAGCAAGGGCGAGGCTAACATTATCGCAGGAAAGTATCAGACCTTTACCGAAGCTCAGGAAAAGGCGCTCATTAACTTCATCATGTGGGCCAAGAAGAGCAACCCGGAGTTTTCTTTTGAAAACGTCGTTGGTCATGATGAGCTTCGCGCTCAGGCCGGGAAGCGTGGCGATAAGCAAGACCCTGGGGCAAGCCTGAGTTGGACCATGCCTGAGTTCCGTGGACTTCTTGAACAGGAGTGGAAGCAGGTTGGTGCCTAACCTCCCATTGAAAAACCGGCTCAGGTCCCGCAAAATGGAAACATCCTGGGCCGGTCATCCGACCGCATCCCGCCTTTCCGATTCACGCCAAAATCTATCCAAGAGGTTGTCATGAAGACTGCCGGTTTTTCTCAGAGCATCACAGGGATCGGGGCCGTTGCGGTCAACTCAAACCCTTTCAATGTCGGCGCTCAAACCACCGTCTTCATGATGGCGAAGGTCACAGGAACGGGCCTCACCGGGACTGTGAAGCTCCAGGTTTCCGCCGATGGCGTCGAGTGGGCGGATCTTGTCTCTGGATCTCAGTCGATGGGCGCGACCGGCGGCAATCTCTATTGGAACATTGAGCATTTTGGCGGCCTCGCTGTTCGGGCGCAAGCTGTCGCCTCCGCTGGAACGGCTGCCGTGGTCCTCACCGGGTACGCAAAGGGGTAAGCCATGCGCTATTACAACTATATGTCTGACAACATCGAAGGCGGCCCCGGTTACGGCTCGAACTACTCGATGAAAAATGGGATGGACCCTGGTGCTGCCGTGGCCTCTGGAGCCTCAGGCTTTGCCGCTGGCGGCCCCGTGGGTGCAGCCATTGGCGTCGGCGGAAGTTTCCTGTCGCAATACCTGAACCAGCGCCACCAAGAGGAGCAAGCCCGCAAGAAAGCAATGTGGGATGCCGCTCAATACGAGGGCGACGCCAGAACCGGAGCCCTCAAAACCATGCTTCAAGCCTACGGACAGGCCCTCAGATAAGGAGAAATGTCATGGATGACATTCGCAAACGGATTCAAGGACTCGAATCGGAGCTGGCCTCGCTGAAGGCCGCGACCGGCGTCTCTCGATACACGGACGGCAAAGCCTTCGGGAACCCCGAGCAGGACTTTGACGATAAGGACGTGGATCTCGGCGGACAGACCGGACCCGATGGCAAGGTGAAGTCTTTCATCGCGATGATGAAGAAAAAGCACACGGGCGGATAACCCATGCGCCGTGCTGAACTGCTGATCGACGAGATCAGAGCCATGACGGGCAACGCTCGTGCCGATGATGACTCGGGCGTTTCCCAAAAACAGATGGTTCGCGTGCTTAAAAACGCGCAGGACAGCCTTTTCAAGAACATCTCGAACGCCAAGACCCGCTTTTTGCTTAAAGAGGTCTTGGTAGATGCGGTCAACAATCAGGACCTCTACTCCTACCCGTTTGACCTGTACCTTCAGAACATCGAGTCGATGCAATGGAGCCTTCACCCCGGTCAAAACGGCATCGACTATGTGAACATGACGGCGGGAATCACCAAAGACCGCCAGTCGAGTGAGAACGGCTACGCTTTTTCCTACATCCTCAGGCACAACGGCTACATCTTGTCGCCGCCGATCTCGAACGGGAAACTTCGAGTCACCTACCAGCGCCGCTTGCCTGAGATCGAGAAGCGTTCGGGGCAAATTTCCTCGGTGACGTTCGCTTCGCTGAACCTATCGGCCATGACTCTTGATCCGAGCGAGTCGTCTTTTGACCGCGACTACCTGAACAGCGTGCAGACGATGAGCGTGGTGGGTAAATACGGCGACATCAAGGCTCGTAACATCGAGATTACCTCGGTCGCCTCCAACGGTGTTGTGACCTTGGCCGCTCAGGATCTTCCCGAGGGCAGCACCATTGCCGTTGGCGACTATGTGACGGCTGGCCGATACTCGGTGAACGCTTCGGAGCTTCCAGACATCTGCGAAAGCCATATGCTCAAGCACGCGATCTACGAGACTCGCTATGGCGATTACTCGAACTGGACCAAGGCTGCAATCGACGACCTGAATATGTCATTGCAGACCATCCTCGACTCGTTCGCGATCCCGACCGCTGATGTCTGCGACGTGCCGATAACTTCAACGGATTACCTTTCAATCTTCTGAGGTCCCACAATGCGAAGCTCTGACAAGCATTACAACGACCTTGCGGGGATCGACTCTCGGACCAATCCGCTGACACAAAACCCCAAGTATGCACGTGGCGGGACCAACTTCGCCTATTCCTACCGCGACGAGCTGATGAAACGGCATGGGTTTCAAAAGAAGATCCCCGGCAATGGCTGTGAAGCCGGGCTCATGGAGTACAAGTTTCGGGACATCAACACCGGGGAATCTCTGACCGAGATCCTTGGCATTGATGCCTCGGGAAATCTCAACCGTTTGAAGACTCACCGCCTCGAACTCACGAAGTCTGGCGGGACGGTGGATAATTATTCACTCTTTTACGATGAGACCGGCACTCCGACCTGGAAAATCGTGTTCTACGATTCTTCGGGGACTTCTCTTGGTTCCGTTTCGTTCCCTGAGACCGACACGCTCCTTGATCTCAAGACGGACATCAACGCTCTAGCCCTCACGGGACTCACTGCCGACGTGGTGGATGAGGACGGCGTGACCGTGGTTTCCACGACCTGCCTCGCGTACACCCTGGACACGGTTATTGCCTCCGAGGTTTCAGGCAGCGTCTACAATCCTGCGTGGTTCTGGGAGCAGGTGCCGACTCCTTCAGCGACTCAAGTCCCCTTCCCTAACGTGGTCTCTGAATCTGCCAACGAGAATTACGAGGGACCTACCTGGGTGAACCTCAACAATGCCATCTACATCACTGATGGCGGATTCCCGATGAAGTATGACGGCTATGCCGTTTACCGTGCCGGGATGCCGAAGATTACCAAGACGAACGGTTTTGCGGCCACGAACAACTTGCCCGCTGACAGCTCAGGCGATCTCACTCAGCTCGCCACCTACAAATACGCAAAGCAGCTTTGCTTCGTTGACCCCAACGGCGTTGAGATTGCTGGCGACTTTGAGCCGCTGGGCTACTACTCCCAGACTCTCGGCGCGACTGATGATGCCATCTGGCTTCCGATGTTTCCGGTCGGCAACTCGGACGTAACGAACAACCTTTTCCCGATTTTCTCCTGCGAGGTCAACAACGACCAGACTCTCTCTGGTTCTGGGACCAAGACCCTCAATGTCACGTCGGGGCACAACATCAAGGTTGGCATGGCGCTTCGGCTGCCAGTGATGAACGCTCCGAATGGAACGACGGTCGAGGGCGGATTTTCTTGGGCCTACTACGAGGTGACGGCGGTTACTGGAACCACCGTCGAGTTCAACAAGACGCTTGCGGCTCATTATATGCCGATCAACGTAGCTGCTGGCGTCGATCCTGCGGCACTCATTGTCCTGGACAACACGGACACAGGCCCTAGCTTCGGGAACCTTTTCAAGGGCGGCCTCATCATCAACGCTTGCTACGTTCCCGATGAATGGCTTGGACAAGTAACGGACCCTTACAATGGTGATGCCTCTGCTGAAATCTCGACGACGGTTTCCAATATGGCGTGGGCTCCAGCGCCTACCTACGGGGCTTTTTGCCGCATTTATCGCACTGAGGCCAACGGATCGACTCTTTATCGTCTCTTCGATGCTCCCGTTCAGCATCGTGAAACGTCGGGAACCAACGGATACTACATCCTTGATCGACTCCCTGACTCCGACACGTCTTTTTCTTTCGAGTATGGGCTCACCAACATTGCAGCGGACGAAGACGCGGCGGCCCCTCTGCCTCGGGCTTGCTCTTATCTGTCTGACTGGCAAGAAACGCTCATCCAAGCCGGTCGCCCGATCTCGCCGCCTTCGATCCTGGGCGAGCTTTATCCCATGTACGATTGGTCATCGACACCAGCTTATTCCTCGTTCTGGGCAACGGGCCTGGTGGCGAATCCTTGGGAGTACAGCGAAGCAGACCTTTGCGACTTCCAGAGCATCTTTTGGGCTTCCCAGGATGCGCCAGAGGGCTTTCCTCAAGACGGTCTTCATGAGTTCCTGGTTTCCACGAAGTTCAACGATGAAATCAGGGGCATGATTGGCAACAAAGACTCGTTCTTCGTTTTCAAGGAACGCTCCACGGGCTACCTGACCGGGACGCTCGCCGACAACGACTTGGCCCTTGAGATCCTTGAGGCGGACGTGGGAACGGCTTGCCACAAGGTCCTGCAAGAGGTCCAGGGGGCCATCTTCTTCATGGACCAGATCGGTGGCTTCTGGAGTGTTGTGGCTGGACGCCTCCCCGTCTTCATTGGCTACGGCATCGAGGATGAGTTCAGGGAGAACGCCAGGGGCCTGAACTTCAGAAAAGCAGTCGCCACAAACTTCCGCTATGACGACAAATACATCTGCCACGTCCCAGGTGACTCGCCTTGCTTCTTTGCCTTCGATTACGCCTCGAAGCCCGCTGGCGGGTCTCGCTCGGCGTGGCTTGTTTGGAGCGGTGTGAACGGCAATGGCGGCGTCCTTGCGACGGCAAACGATGAGCTGCTGGTTTCCAGCGGAAACGATGACATCTTGTGGAAGCAAAAGTTCACTAACACGAAGTACGACTTTTCGGACCACACTTCGGCCATTGCCTTCTTGCATCTGAGCGCCTGGGTCAACTTCGGGGTGCCTGTCATCGACAAGGCGTTCCTCAAGGTCTGGCTCAACTCGATTCAGGGCGGATTCAGCATCGCCGTGAACCAGTATATGAACTATCTGCAAAATCTCGTGGCATCGAAGACGGTGAGCTTCCCCGCTGAAGGGTCGAACAAGCTCGCCGTTAAAGAGTATGTGAACCTCAAGGCCGACAAGGTTTCTGCCATGTCCGTTGGCTTTGAAAACAACGACATCTATGCCGACGTGAGAATCCAGGGCTGGGAACTTGAATACTCTGGCGCATTCGACGTGAATGAGGCGCGGCAGTAATGGGAAACTCTCCGCTCAAGCGCCTTAATCGGCTCCGAAAGGCTGGCTCAAAAGACAGCTTGGAAGATTACTTTCGGGTGAACCTGACTCAGAACTGGAAGGCCATCGAGGACACGTTTTCCGATGCTGACAGACGGCTCAGGAACCAGGCATCAGAGATCGCATCAATTCTTTCGTCCCTCACTGGTCTTTCTGGGCTCGCTGCAATCTCCTCGGGGTCTGGACTTTATTCGACGACCTCTTCGACTTTTACCGCGCCGACGAATCTCACCATTACCAAGACGACATCGAGGCCCAACATTCTCATCGGCGTCCTTCCTGGTGACTCAACAGGAACGGCCAACCTTGGCGTGGTTGGCGGCAGCGGTGAAATGAGGTTCACGGTCGATTCAACCCAGCAAGTCCTTATCACGAACGCTACAGCGAGCGTGGAGAGGGCAGCGGCCTGGGGACTAATCACCGGGGTTTCGGCGGGCTCCCATAATTTCACCTTTCAGGTCAGAACCACCGGGGCCGGTACGTTCTTTGTCTACGGTTACAGGATGTTTTTGTTCGAGCTGCCCATCTGACCCTTGAGAGGTTCGGGGCTTTTGTTATCATTGAGCTGAACGCGACCCGCACCCGCTCTGATCTTGAGCGCCGGGGATTCTTCCTACCACTTCATTCCTACGAGGTCGTTTATGTCCGAGCTTGCTCAATATTACCCTGAAATCACTCAGCGATACGGAGTTCAGCCACCGAAAAAGGATGATCGTGGTCCTGTCCGTGGGGCAGTTCCGGCCCAGCCGATGTCGTACTGGCAAGCTGCCATCAATCAGGGCCGCGAAGAGGGCCGCAGGATCTTCTATGATGACCCTGATATGCAAAACCTGCGTCGTCGGCGGGAAGACCTTTCCCAGGGGTACTCCGGTCAAGAGCTGGGAGCCCTCCGTGAAGGATCTCGCCGAGAGATCGCGGGCCAGCGCCAAGGCTACATGGGCCAACTTCGCTCCAAGCTCGCCCGGCAAGGAGTTGGCGGCGCTCGAGGAGCTGCTATCCAAGGGGCCGCAGATCAGCGTTTTGCCCAGACGGGTGCTGATGCCGAACGGAAGATGACCCTCGACTCTGCCCAGCTCAAAAGACAGGGCGTGAGCGATCTTCAAGACTACCTCTTCCGTCAAAAATACGGGGAGCTTGGAACCGGCATGGGCTACGGTCAAATGGCTATTGGAGAGCAGACCGCAAACGCCATGCGTGGTGCGGCTGGCTCTGGCGGTGGCGGAGGACTCTTGCCAAACATCGGGTCGATAGGCGAAGCCAAGGACGCATATTTCGATATTATCCAGCCCTGGAGAATGCTCGACACTCGGGGATGGAACCCCTTTGGCGGTTAACATGAACGAAGCTGAGATCCTTCGCGAACTTCGCCGCCTGGCCTCCGTCCCCGACGAAGAAAATGTCGTCTATGTCGGGCCTGGAACCTCTCAAGACAACCCCCAGAAGCAAAAAGAAGTGATGATCCAGGCAGCTCCAGACGCAGCGGCGAAGGTCATCCCGAAGCTCGAGAAAGAGTTCCACGGCGTTGATGCTCCAACGTCTCGCTATGGCGAGGCCATGCGCCAATGGGTCAACCCTGCCCTCCAGATGCAGCTCGAGGCTGTGCCGAGCAAGGCCGAGGAAGCTGAGGCAAAGGAGCGCCGAGACTCTTCCAGAGAGAAATTCTTGGACCGAGCTTCGCAGCCCATCCCTATCTTTTCGGCTGATACCTCCGAGGAAGAATCTGAGCTGCGATCCTTGAAGAACCAGAAGGAAGCGGCTGGCGACTACCCGAAGCGCGATCTCTGGACCGAGGCTATCTATTCCCTTGGCCCTGGCCTTCTCGGTGCTGTGACCGGCGAGACAGGGCGAGGAGCAGCCCTACCCGCCTACAAATCTTCGATGGAATACCGCAACACCATGCGGAAGGAAGACCTCGAGGAGTTCAAAGCTGCCCGAGCGAAGATTGAAGATGCTGAAAAAGCCCTCAATCAACGCATCAAGGACAAGAACGACGTGGCCTATAAGCGCACGCGCAATGTCTTGGATTGGGGTAAGGCTCAACTCGATGCGCTTCGATTCGATGCGACCAAGACCGCCGAGCAGAAAAGCGAGCTGTCTCAGCTCGTCGCGAAAGCCATTGGAGAGGCTGCCAAAGGAACCACCCAGGCCGCTGAGCGCATCGCCGAGTTTGACCAGCGAACGGATGAGTTCGACGAGAATATGCGCCAGAAGGAACTGGATCGAAAGTCTCGTGAGAAGGTCGCAAAAACTCGTCCAAACCCCGGCCAGGGCATGACGCCCTTTCAAAAGGGTCTCGAGACGGGGCTTGCAAAGAAGGCATCGGACTACTTCTCGACGACTCGAGACAGCCTCATCAACAACGTGGACAAGGTTGGATCTGCCGTAGAGCGGCTGCGTGAGTCTTCGACCGGAAAACGGGAAGCCATGTTCGGCGCAGCCAGAGGCATCGCTCCAGATATGCTCCGATCCTTCACCAACCCCGACGCTGTGGCGACCAAAGAAGCCGTGCAATCGGCGATCACGGACACCCTTCGCCCGACCCTCGGCGCTCAGTTTACCGCCGAGGAAGGGGCCAGGATCATGAGGCTCGCGATCAATGACCGTCTTTCCGACGCCGAAAACTTGAAGCGGGTTGAACAGCTTCAGAAGGCGATTCAAAAGAAAGTCGATGCCACGGACGCTCTCTATGCCCACCTTTCGGCAGGTCGGCGCTTTGAAGACTTTGACTTCAAAAAATGGGATATGCGCCCGATGGGTGGCGGCTCCGCTCCTGGTGGCACCGCGCAAGCGCCAAGCGGCTCCCCTTCCCGCCAAGAAATGCTTCGGAAAGAGCTTGAGCGGCGCCGTGCCGAGAAGGGCAAGAAATGAAAAAGCCCGAAGAAATGACCGAAGAGGAAATCCTTCGGGAGCTGGAAGGCTCTGAAAAAGACCCGTCCGAGATGTCAGACGAGGAGCTAGAAGGTGAACTGAAAGCCCTCGAAGGTCAGGAAGCCGACCAAAATCCTCCCGGTCCGCTTGAGACCTTTGCCCGCGAAGCCTTCGACACGGCAACCATGAACTATGGCCCGGAAATCTTGGCGGCCACCGACATCGACCCCACCAAGAGCTATCAGGAAAAGCTCAAAGGACAGGTTGAGCGAGGTCGCAAGGGAGAGGCAGAAAATCCGATTGCCTCTTTGCTCGGGACTGGGGCCGGGCTCGTTGGGCCTGGAGGCGCTGGCATGGCCGCCACTAAGGGCGCGACCAAGGCCATAAAAGCAGCCAAATCAGCCCCGAACGCGATCAAGGCCGCTGCCCCTGTCATCTCTGAAATCCTCGTGAACCTCGGAATGAACTTCGGTCAGAACCCCGGTCATGACGTGACCGGCGACGGTGGGGATCTCAACGCGAGGATTGACCAAGCGACTGATCCTCTTGCAGTTGCGGCTTCTGTCGCTGGTCCTGTCGCTGGCAAAGTCCTCGAGAAGACCCTTGATCCGATTGAGCAGGGCGTTAAGGCGCTTGGATTCCGCAAGGGTGATGTCCGCAATATGCTCCAGCGGTCGGAAGGATCGACTCTTTCGGAAGGCAACGTCGTCAACGAAGCCAAGAGAATGAAGATTCTGAAGCCCATGTCTTCGATTGAGGACATTCGAGACCGGGCATCTGAAAAGTCTCGTGAAGTCGGTCAGAAGATCCGGGCGATCATGACCCAGAACTCCGAGATGATGAACGAGTGGTATTCCTCGCTTCCTGTTCAAACCCGCAGGATGTTTGACGCTGCCATTTCTGGATCGACGACTGGTAGCCTTGAAGGCCTGGCAAAAGTCAGGAACGCCATCATGGACGAGATGGGTCCTTATGGCGAAGTCGGCGCGACCGCTGCGAAAAGAGCGATGAGCGTCGTCGAAGCATCTTCTGGCGGCGGCAAGGGAGACCTCGAAGACCTTTGGAATCTCAAAGGAAGACTTCAAAAGCTGGTTTACGGCGAGAATGAGGCCATCTCGAAGATGGGCGGCTCGACTCTGCAAAAAGAAGCCTACGAAGCGGCCATGCGCAAAGTCGATGAGATGATTGATACCAACATCGGCATTCTCGAAAATGGCATCTTGTCGAGCGTCCACGCCACAGGCGTCCACGCCACAGATAAAATCAAGTTCCGCGGCCTTCGGGAGCAATACGAAAAGCTCAAGAAAGAGTACGCTGTTGCGAGATCCATCGAAAAGTCTGCCACCGACCGAATGGCGGCTGACATCGCGTCTCGTCAAAGCGTCGGGCTTCGTTGGAGCGACCTCGGCAAACTTGTGATTCCCTCGGCATCAACCGGATCTTCTATGGGCACGGCGGTCAAGAGACTCAACCGCGCTCCGCTTCTGACCCCCGCGATGATCGGCTCGAATCAGCCACAGTTCCTTTATGGCGGCTACAAAGACAGCCAGACGCAGGTCATCGACCCCATGCAGATCCCTGCCGCTGAGTCCGAGCTGATGATGCTGGACCTGCCCCCGTCCGAAAAAGCCAAGCGCCTGAACCTGCTCAGAAAATATGGCCGGGTGTATGTCGGCCCCTAAACCTCCCAACTGAAAGGCCAAGGATGGCGGACGCTCATGATCTGATTGTCAGGATCAAGGAACTCGCCATCGAGCTAGGCCGAACGCCGACGAGGGATGAGTTTCAGAAGGTCCTGAGGTCACGAAAGGCCGTCGAAGATGCCTTCGGAACCCACGCCGCCCTTGTCCAGGCAGCGGGCCTAGAGCCTCCCAGAGCGCCTAGAATCGACAATCGGATTTTCGAGAAGGATCTCAGCCAGGTTCTTGAGAAAACCCAGCCACGGGCCTCCTGTGAGCCAATACGCTATGCCCCCACGCTTTGCATCGGGGACACTCACTTCCCTTTCGTGAATCAGAAGGTCTTAGAGGCCATTTACCGCTTCGCGGAAATTCAAAAGCCCATGCGAATAATCCAGGTTGGCGACCTCTTTGACCTATATGCACACTCAAAATTCCCACGCTCGCAGAATATTTATTCGCCGCGCCAGGAAGAGGAACTTGCGGTCAAAGGGGCTCGGGAAATGTGGGCAGAGCTGAAAAGGCTTTGCCCCGAGGCTGAGTGTGTCCAGATCAAAGGGAACCACGATGTCCGGCCCGTGAAGAGAACCTTGGAATCCGTCCCGTCCCTTGAACACGTCGTTGAGAAGCACCTGAATGCCATCATGACCTTTGACGGCGTGCGCCTCATTGAAGACCACCGCGAGGAGTACGTTTTTGACGATGTTATAGTTCACCACGGCTACCGGCTGCGGCTGGGCGAGCATCGCGATTACCAGCTCACCAATGCCATTGTGGGGCACACTCACAAGGGAGGGGTGGTCTTCCGCAGGGTCCAGGGAAAGACGCTCTGGGAGCTAAATGCGGGCTTTACAGGCGACATCGAGTCGAAGGTCTTTTCATACACGTCGCAGCGTATGACCAACGAAACCACGGGCTTTGGCTTTGTCGATGAATACGGCCCCAGATTCATCCCGGTCGGGTGAAATATGCGAATCCCTCGATCAGTGGTCATCAAGGGCCAGAGGTGGCGGATTTCCAAGAGAAACGTCGTCAAAGACGATGATGGGAACGCCGTTCACGGGCTGTGCATCTGCGAAACCCGCCAGATCCTTCTCGAAAAAAGTATGAATAGGGACATGGAAGCTCTCGTATTTATACACGAGCTGATTCACGCCGCCATGCATGAACTTCACATCGACCTGGGAGCACAGATGGAAGAAACCCTTACCGATGGGGTCTCCTCCATCCTTCATTCAATCCTGAAGTTCCAGGTCCGTTAGTCGGCGACAACCAGCCGTGGGCCCTTGAAAGCCTCGTTTGCCGTGTTCACAGCGGCCACAAAATCCCGCCACGTCTCCTCACCTTCGATCACGATGCCAGCCCGACCGATGACATCAGCGCCCTTGATGGGAATCTGGAAGGCGTCGATCTTTCGGCAAAGAGGGCCGTCAAACTCGATGACGGTGATCCCCTTGTTGTCCTGAATGACCGTGAACTGGTCCTTATAACGGTAGGTCTTGTGCTGCATCGCTCGTCCCCTTTAGTTAGGTGTCCCTAAGTTCTCTTTCTCTGAAATCCACACTTCGATGAGTGGCCCGTCTTTCTTTGGGCGGAACTCTTGGTCAACCCGCCAGGGTCCTGTCATCTTCCAGCAATCGTCTTCGATGATGAGCCCTTTGAGGCCGTCAATGATTGGCTTGAAGATCGAGACGCAGCCGTCAAAGTCGAGCATTCTGTGGCTGCTTCTTTTGACTGAGATATGGAACTGACCGAGGGCTTTTTCTGGGCGCAGTGCTTCGGAAGACATCGCGACGATCCGTTTCCACTTATCGGCGTTACCTGCCCGAGTTCGCCAGTGAGCGCCTAAAAGGTTGTTCGCAGTCTTCGGAAGGTCGCCCTCAAACCTGAGATAAAGGCGGTAAGGTGTCTTTGATAGGACCGAGCCGGACGCTTTGACTCCCATGTGGGATTATCGTCGAAGGGGCGCGGGATTTTCAAGACCTCTTCTCCATCGTAAAGACAACGGTGTACCTCGGCCCATCCTGCACCCGTCTTTCAACGAGCTGATACTGGTCAAAGATGGCTTTTGCCGTCTGGACGGTCGCCTCTGGTGGAAGCTTCACAGCAATAAACGCTTTAACGAAGTTCTCGATGATCTGAGCCCGATTGCGAACAAGCTCATCAAGCTCGAGGCGAATGGCTTCGTTGAGATTATCCATCCCTACCCCTCAACCTTCCGCAGGATCTCGATGCATTTAATGGCTAAAATGATCGAGAACGCTGCCATAGAGTCGTTTCGCGGTGACTCTGGGTCCCCAGGTATTTCTCTTTGAGGCACAATACATTGGGGATCAGAAACGTCCCACCATCTTCCAATTTTTTCTAAAGAGGACCTAACTTTCTCCCACTCCTCACGGCTCACGACGACATCTCCAGGAAGTACTTCGCGGACGTGTACGTGTTCATCATCGTTATTCACAGAGAACGGACCTTGATCGTACGAGGTCGAATACTCACCATTCCATGTCAGGTTGAACCACCACTCGCGCCGCTTGCCCTCGTCCCTTCGCTTCTCCCAGGTCATGGCTGTCCTCCGACTCGTTTCCTAATATCAATGTCATCCCTGTATGGGAACTTTTCAGTTAGATGCGGCTCCAGATCGAACCACTCATCTTGTACGTCATACCATGCTTCAATTCCCGAGTGCCCGCGATGGTGCCACAAGAACCACAGCCCCCGTGACTCCCAGTATCCGCCACGGAGTGTGACATCGTTGAATGAGGACTCCTTGCAGTCCACTCCCACAGGAGGCCTTTCACTATCTATCACCATGCTAAAAGCGTAGGCCTTATGAAGGTCGATATACTCCTTACACTGACGGCAAACGAGGTAGTGCTCAACCCCCATCACCCCTCCCCCTTCATCAGCCGGTGCATCTCGGCGAGGGCAAGCCACGCAGGAGTCCGTTTTAGAGACTTGCATCCAAGGCCAATCTTTCTGTGAAGATCGATCTCCTGCTCGATGTGTTTCACCGCCACGTCGAGGGCAGCCAATATATTCAGCGATCTCTCGGATAAGCAATTCTCCCTCAGCCGCTTCGTCTCCTCCAGGATCTCGGTGGTGGGCGGGGTCATGAATACCCCCTGCGCTCAAGAAGCTGCTCCAGCGTGTCGATCCGCCTCTCAAGGTCGCGGATAATTCCGTTTTGCAGATCCTCTTTGAACTGGGAATAAATCGCTTCGCGCACCATCATCGCCCAGGCCTCTTCAGATGTTGCCGTCTCTTTGACTACGTACTTTTGCTGAAGCTCAATCCGAAGCTGCTCGCGGTAGTTGAGCCAAGAATCGGTTTCGATATGCGGCATGATGTCCACATAGAGCGAGCAGATGGTTTCTTCGGCGGCCTTCGTGAGCTTTTTCTTGAAATGCTCCACAAGGTCGTTCGCCTCTTGGATTCCTTTTTCAGACAATTGAGTCACTTCCCCTCCTTCTTAAGTTTCTCCAGCACGGCGCGGGCGTCGAGAATTGCGCACGCCTGCTCTTGCTTCATCGCATTCATGAGTCGGTCGTCCTCGAGAATCAGATACACAGCTTTCGTCAGCGCCTCGTTCTCCGCGCGCAGGCGGGCGAGGTCGGCGGAATGCCGCTTGAAATCATCTTCTTCTCGCAAGCGGTAGATTCGTTCTTTTTGGTACAGTTGATGTCGAAGTTCGGCGATGTCCTTCTGCGCTTGCTTGTAAAGCTCAGCCAGAGCCGTGTGTTCTTGCGTGCGCTCAATTTCTTGGTCCACTTTTATGAACATCGGCTTCGATTGCTCCGCCTTCATGCGCTCGAACATCCAGCGGGCGCCCTTGCGAAAAGCGCGCATATCGCGCGGCGAGTAAGACCAGCCGACGTCAGAACCTGGCTCGATCTTTTCGCCCTTGCAGTCGTGAGTCGCCTGGACACCGATCAGTCTCGGTCCTTCTGCTTGCAGTTCTTTTTCGGGAAACTCTTTCATCGCCCCTCCGCGCGCCAAACGTCCTCGCGCATTTCATCATCAAGGCTTTCCATTCGCGGCCTCCTCGTCGTCGAAGCTCTCGAGGTAGCCTTTGACGCCCTCGTGAGCGCACGCCTCCTCGTAGGTCCCGAAGAACATCATCTCGGCCAATGCCCGCCGTGCATCTTCTTTTGTGCCGGTCATGAAAAGGCTGTCGCGCGAGCCGTCGCCGCTTGCTTCGATTATCCACATCTCGCTCTTACCGCTCATCGGGGGCCTCCGCAATAAACACACTTCCCTAAGTCGCCACCAGCGCCGCGCCAGGGAACACAATCATGCTTTCGCCCTCGTTGATTTTCCTCTTTTGCGATTGCTGCGCTCAAAATAACTTCTTGAGGAATCCAGTCAGCCATCTGTATTGGCGTCCATCCATTTTTTTGATCTCGGCCCCGATGTACACTTGCGAGGTGGCAGTATACTTTCCCGTCGTTAAAAGTACCCTCGCCAAGGATACGCCAATCATCGTCTTGCCATCTAATCGTCAGGCCATAATTGCCGCTCACTCCACGGCCTCCGTCGCGACGATGCGCCAGCGTTTGCCGTGAAAACCCAATGTCCCTGACAAAGGGTTTCTGTAGCCCGTCATTCTGCCTGTCGGCAGGATGATTGTGTCTAGCTTTGGATCTCGACAATCCAAATCAAACTCCACGACCTGCGGCTCGCGCGGCTTTAGGCGGTATTCGCGATTGGTGTAAACCGCGTGACCATCGGCAAGTCGCTCTTGCCTAACCCAAGTTCCTTCGGGATAGCGCCACTCAACCTCTTTCCCCTCTTCGAGCGCCTTCAGGGCTTCCCAGGGTTTCATTCGCACACCTGCACTTTCCCGTCGCGTCCGTACTTCACAGACGCCCCGCTTGTGAACTGAAGGTATCCGACGCCATCAACGCACGTTTCGACAGCGCCGCCACCCCAATAGGCCTTAGCTTTGTCAAAAGCCCCACACCCCGCCGTCAAAAAGCTCGCGGCCAGCACTGCGATCATCGTTAGCGTTTTCATTTCCACCTCTCAATATTTCGGGTAGTTTGACTCTTTCATCTGACCTGACTTGACCGCCTGATGTTCCATGCCTCGGCAAAACGCCACGGCTGAGAAGTAAATCAGGCTCCAGAATGTATCGGTCGTGAACTGGTTTTCTTCCTGATCCGGGAGGCCATTTGGCAACGACTCGCGATAGCCATCCAGCGCGTTGGCCCACTCTTCGTCGTTAACAGCGACGAACGGCGGTTTCTGTTTTTTCATCCACTCGATGAATCCATCAATTTTCTTGAAGTCGATTTCCATTCCCTCTCCTTCGTTTGCTTGGTTGTTTTCGTGGTTGTGATTTCTTCCATGGTGCTCACGAGAAATACCTCCTTCTCTGCCGATACTTCGCGACCAGCTCGGCAAGCTCTGGCATCTCTTGCTGGAGCTGAAAACGCGCTTCTGAGTTCCAGCCGACCTTCTTGCACGCAAGGCTGATGGACCAACCCTCGTCGAGCAGGGCCTTGAGCCTTGGGATGTCGGCCTTCATGCGATCCAGGGTCGCCTGGCTGTAGATGAATCGCGGGTGGGTCATTTCGGGTCCTTGTCCTTTTCACGTTCGCGAAGTAGGCGCATGTAGCCCTCGTGCGCGGTGAGCGCGTTGTCGCCGCTTCGTCGTTCGATGGACGGCATCGGGATTCTCGTCACGTCGACGCCCTGCTCGGCGAGCGAATAGCTCGACTGGACTTGGTCTCGGAGCTGGGCCACGAACTGCCCCTCGTCCATTTCGCGTTGTGACGAGATCATTTGCTGCCAGCCGCCGCGTTCGCAGATTGCGTTCCATGCGATGGGCCCCAGCTCTGCGATCACGGCTTCCTTGAAGGACTCGAACCTTTGGCGCTTGCCGCCGACGAAGGCTTCCCAGTACCGGCCCTTGACACCGAGGTAGCCCTCCTCCCAGACGTAGCCGTGGGCGACGAGGGCCTTGTCGATCTTTCGCGCGAGCGTGGTCGCGAGTTCGCGTTTGTCGATGCTGGAGCCGGGCGTGATCCGGGCCTTGATGTCCGCTGGCATCGGCATTTTGGAGCGCCCTTGTTCGCCGCGAAAGGCCACCATTGCGGACTTCACCGATGACGCGGGAATGCCAGCGAGCTGGTCGGCCCACGCGCGCAGTTTGACTTCGTTCATTGGCGCATCCCAGTACGCCGCATCTTCAAGAATCAGGGCCTTGATCGCCTGGACGTTCGTATCGCTCACAGTTCCCCCTTCAGGACACGTTCGTGCATAACCCTTAGGGCGTCCGCGTTTCGCTGCGAAGTCGTCGTGGCGAGGCTGGGAAGCCCTTTACGGTAGGTTTCAAATCCATTGCTGAGCCAGTTGTTGAAGAAGCGTCCGAAATCCTTCGGAGCTTTTTTCGGATTCGCGGCAATCCATGCCTGCGCGCGCTTCGCTTCGGTCGCGATCCACTCCGCGGACGGATAGGCCTTCAACCACGCGCGTTGAAGGTCTTGGGTCACGTTCGCGAAAGCTGACGCCATGTCGGGATCAAAATCGAAATCGGCTACTGCGCCGCGAACGGCGGCGTCTGCCGCCTGAGCGGATTTTCGCCGCCTCGGCGCAAGAGTATCCGAGAAAGAGAGAGAGTCAGGAGAATGAGAAAGAGTAGGAGTAGGAGTAGGAGTAGGAGTAGGAGTAGGAGGCTTCGCCCCGCTTGCGTCCGCTTCGTCCCGCTTCGTCCCGCTTCGCTGCAAGTTACTGATTTCATGTCGCCGCGACTCGCCAGAGGCTTCACCTCCACGAGATCCCGCTTCTTGGCGTTGCACGAGCCATGCGAACTGGATGTCGCTGCCTTCGGCAAAGTACCCGTTATGATCTGGCTGCCATTTCGCCCACCCGACATCGATCAGCGCCGGGTTCAGTCGTTGCTCATCCCATGCGGACTGTGGAATTCGGGCACGATTGCGCTTCCAGTATTTTTGAGCAGTCAGCCAAAGCCAGACCAGCGCGCCCATGGCGGATTCGGGCGACTGGAGCCGAATAACGAGATCTGTCCATCTCCGGTCCTTGAACAAGCTATCCTCAATGTTGATTCGCGCCATCCTCGGCACCCCCCTGAAAACACCTCAAGCAGACCCCCACTCCCGGTCCTTTAACAATGCGTCATCACCTCTTCGCACCATGCGGGAGGCAAAGCGTGAGCGGGGATCTGGTTGAAGCGGCCCTCCGAAGAGGGCTCGCGGGTTAGGAGTTACAGCGGCCTTCTTCCAGTTCAGCGCCACGGGCTGCGACCTGATCATCGCGAATACCCTTGCCGATCCACATATAGACTTCCTCGAGCTTCGTGAGCGCCAGAGCCTTGGCGCGCGGCGAGCGGATGTTCGCATCAATGTCCGCTTCGATTTCCGTCATAGCCGCTTTGAAAAGCGCCTGTAACTCATTCGCCTTCTCATCGTATTTCACGTAGTCGAAGCGGCTCGTGGTCGTGGTCGTGCTCTTGCGCTCCCGATACTCCGTTCCGCTACTATCGGTGTCCTTCAATTGCGTCTCCATGTCTCCTCCTTGGCTTTCGCCGGTTGATTTAAAAAGCGCCCCGATTGTCCCTCGCGGGTATAGGCTCGGGGCCGGGCCTCAATCTCATGCTCTCGCATCAAAAAACCTCCGATACTGCTCATTTCCAAACTGACCAAGAGTCCTCTCGATGACCTCAGCGACGGTGATTTCATTAGGCAGCTCAATGCCAGCACAGAAATGCTTCGTCCCAAACTCACAGGCTCCAGTGATAGCCCTGTAAGACTGGATGGCGTCGTCAATCGCCACCTTGGTTTTCATCGTCCAAGACTCAAAGCGAGAGGTGTCCCGGTCGGACAGCTTGAAGCGAAGGTCTTTGATAGCCTCTTCGACGGTCTTGCCGTGAGAGAAAAGGTCTCCCCGGCGAACGACAAAGCTCTCGTCTTTCTTGGGGAAGTTTTGGACTGTGAAAACTTCCACATCACCCAGGGTTTTTCGAGAGACGAACTTCTGATAAATTCCGTCAGCTAGGACGTAGCCACGCTCAAGCCAAGTCTCGAAGCTGATATTAAGACCACTCATCGAAGGAGTTTCGACGACCGTAGCGGTTTCATCTTTTTTCAAAATTTCCGGTTTCACTCCACGCAAAGATGCTACTGCGTAGTCTGCCAGGTGCTTAATAAGAACAGCGGTAGACATGACTGCGATCAAGGCGAACTGGTACGCCACGACGGAGCTGTTTCCCCGCGCCACGACGGAGCTGTTTTCCCACGCCACGACGGAGCTGTTGTCCCGCGCCACGACGGAGCTGTTTCCCCGCGCCACGACGGAGCTGTTTTCCCACGCCACGACGGAGCTGTTTTCCCACGCCACGACGGAGCTGTTTCCCCACGCCTCGACGGAGCTGTTTCCCCACGCCTCGACGGAGCTGTTTCCCCGCGCCACGACGGAGCTGTT